TTAAGAAGATATAAAAAATTTACTGGATGGCTTGTATGATAATATAAATTGAGATATTGTATATTAGAATGTTCTAAAAAATCAAAATTCATTAATTCCATTTCATCTATTTTTAATTCATTACAATTGAATGAATCATATAGATATAAAGTTTTCATTTCATATATTTCTGGAACATCAATTTCGGAATTTTGAGGATTATAATATTGCCGATTATAGGTATTAATAAATAGTTCTTCATCTAAATGAAATTTTATGGTTGTAAAATGTTTTATTTTTAAAAGTTCTTTTACTTTTTCATATTCATATGAAAAACAGGAATTTTCAATTGAACCATGAATACCAGATATAACAAGTATTTGGTTCTGCTCGTATACTATATTATATTGTGGTTGATTAGTATAAATATCAAAAGAAGAATATTGGTTTTTGTCAACTATATTTAGTAGTAAACCTTTTTGACATTTAAATTTTTGAGTTTGTCTGTTCATTTTTCTTCTATGTCTTTTTCAGGAACACTAAATTCACATTTTTCTCTTTTTGTTTTTCCTTTTTCATTTATATCTTTAACTATGATGTCTTCAATATAACCAGAAGCAGGAAGAATGAGTTTTATCCCATCTAATTCCCAGACCTTTTGAGACATTTTTGCATAATCCATAATTGTTTCATGTGGATCAATATAAGCAAATGAATAATAATCTGTTATTAATTCAAAATCTAATAATTTCCATTTAATAAAAAAACATTTTGGTTCATCATTTTCATTGTATGCAGTAGCAATCCATTCTTGTAGTTCTCCTTCCTTTATTCTTACATCTCCCATTCTAGCAAGTGAAACTCTTATTCCATCATTTTCACCACCAAATACTACTTTTTCTGTTGGCTCTTGATATAGAGGATCTTTTTCTGCTTTTTCTCCATATTTCCTTATGTATTCTCTTTCTTCTTTTTCAAAATCTCTATCTTGAATATTAGGGGCACAACCAACTACTAACAGTAGAGTTGTTAGTGTCAAAAATAACTTCATAATTTATTCTCCACTCAGTACTACAAAATCGTCTTTTTGAGGAATAGTTCTTTCGAATGCCTCTCTATTAAAAATTTCATTTTCCTTCAAAATTATAACCTTTATTCCATTAGAAATTTTATCAATTATATCATAATAAAAATCGTGTGATACATTTATACATCCATTACTTATTCTATTATCACTAGCACTCTCACTTAGCAATCTCTGTTCTCTCTTCTCATATTTGCTCTTTGTCCATACTGGATGAATCGCTACAACAAATGAATTACTTACTTTAATAAAAGCGGTTATATTTTCACCTAAATGCTCACTATACATCTTCACCCCAATATATTCACCAGATGGAGTTATCTTTCTCCGACCAATCAATTCATCCCCAATTTCTTTTCCATATAATGCAGATGTTTCATAAATTTTTCTTTCTTTTTTATTATACACATATAATTTCCCATTATTCTTATCTCCTAATATAAAATCTTCATAAGGACTTATATCGAATGCATAAACATTAAAAGAAAGCATTAGTAGTATTAATATTTTTTTTCTCATTTTTCCACTCCGTTTCCCATATACTAATTAAATTGTAACCTAGTTGCTTTATTATTATTTCACGTTGCATAGTTTCTATATATAAATCATTAGCTGTTTTTTTTACTAAATGGATGGCATTCAGTTTGTGGAGAAATTATTTGAATATTGCCATGATAAATATCTCCATAAAATTCATAAATGGTATTTGTTTCTTTACAATATCCATCTGCTTTTAATTTAGTATTAGGAATATTAAATTCGCCAATATTTTCTGCGTGTTGAATAAATATCTTGTCCTTTTTCATGATATATTCCAACCATTCAATTGCTATTTTAGAATAATTATTTTTTATAATAGGATTGCAAATTCTACAAATTGGGATTTTACCATTATCTAAAGTATCTTGAAATTCATTATTACATTTAACACATTGCCATAAATACTTTTTATCGAATTTTTTTCTTTGTTGATTTGGACTAAATTTAACTATATCTTTTAATTCTTCTAATCTCTTATTCCATTTATTTTCTAATCTTTTATTTTTTGCATTTTCGCAATTATATGTTGAAGTTATACTGTATTTTTGTAAATTAGTTTGCTTCATTTTATTCAAAACTTCATTATTTTGAGCTGGCGCTATAGTTCCATATCTTTCTAAATTAGTTTTGGCAGTTTTTTGTTTTATTTCTTCACGTTGAGTATGACTCTCAACTCCATATAGTTGTAAGTTATTTTTTTTAATTTTTTGTTTTACTTCTTTAGAGGCAAAAACATTTTCTACCCCATATTTTTGTAAATTGGTTTGCTTTCTTTTTTCTACTGTGTGAGGTGAATTAGCTGAACATTTTGCTGAGCAATAAGAATTATATCCATTTTTAATAGACTTAAATTTTACTTTATTTCCACAAATAATACATACATCTGGCGATTTTTTATCATTAATAAGAGCCCAAACTTTTTCGTAAATATAAGGAAAAATGTCTAAATAAGGAATAGAATTTATTAAATCTTTATCATTAGATGATAATCGAATGCCATTTGAATTATTAAGTTGTAAATTTATTTTTTTTATTATATCTTCCATAAATCTATTATATCATATTTCAGACAAAAAAAATCCGAGATTTTTAAGTCTCGGATTTATTTAATTTATATAAATTAAAATATCTAATAATTATTCTCTTACTTCTTCTTTTACAACTGGAGCTGCTGCTTCAACAGAAGGGATTTCCTGTACTTGAACTTGCACTGCTTGCGCATATACACGTGGAGTACCGCCATCAGCAACACAAGGACGATTTGCTCTTTTTGCTGCTTCGCGAACTAAGTCGCTATCGCACATCATTTCAATTGATATTGCGGTTTCATTAAATGCACTCATTTGACGAGCATCTAATCTACGTACGCAAGCGCTATCACGCCAAGTGGTCCCAAAACTGAAACCAAATCCAGAACCAGAAGCACCAAAGCTTGTTGATCCCATACATGTTTCAGTCAATGTAGTAGCTAAATTTGGAGCAGATACAGCAGGAACCATACTGCTTAAATCAGCTGCAGCAACATTACCACTATTATGAGAAGATTGATCTAATTTAAGTGAAGAACCAGAAGCTGCGCCTGCTAAAGAAACAGAATCAGAACTAGAACTTAAGTTATCTGCAAAAGTAAATGCAGAGAATGTAATTAAAGATAAAGCTAAAATTACTTTTTTCATGTTTTTTCTCCTATTTTAATAATAAGATTTGGGGGACACTATTATATTGGTCCCCCAAATTTTAAACTTATTCGCCTAATGAACCAGCAGAGCCTGCAGCACCTGCAAAACCTGTACCTTCAGCAAATCCACCACCATATGAACCTACTCCATAAGACTTATTGAAGCCCCATGCGCCTGATTCACTCAAGGCTTTTGAACTTGATTCAATGCCAGATCTTGTTTTTTCAATTTGAGCAGAAGCACTATTTTTATTCCAAGCACCTGCTTGGCTAAAAGACATACCACCAGCATTAGTACCGAAATTTACGCCAGCTTGTGTGCCAGCAATAGAACCAGTATAAGTAGCAGTATCAATTGGAGAAGAATATTCGTGCTCACCACTTGCAAACACAGCAGTTGAAGCAATCATACCCATAATCAAAGCAAATTTAATTGTTGAAGTTTTCATAAGTTATTTTCCTAAATCCATATTAAAAATAAACCTAATGCTAACTTTCTTTTCTCACCAGTCCACGAAATTTTAGATTTCATTTTACTCAACCTAGAAGATAGCCACACATAGGAGTGTTTGTTATCTCCTCAGATTATATCTATCCTAATATATTCTCATCTCTATATTTGTAAAATTTTCTCCACAGTACATCTCATCGTCCATAAAGGTTCAAATCCCTTTGAATTGGCTGTCCTTAATTAAAAATCCATTTTAATTAGTTTAACTGATATATTATCCGTTATATCATTATTTATAATTATTCCTTATAAAGTGGAATAAAATTTTATAAATAATAGTATTATATCAGAAAAAATAAAATGGCTATAGAAACTTTTATTCCAAAATCATATTGTGTTGGCGATTGGACTATACAAAATGATTGTACAACAAATAATGATTTAGAAACTCAAAAGCAATATGCTGAAGAGCAAATTGAGATATCTGGCGCTACTGTAAATATTTTTAAATTGTTAGGAGTGCATGAACAAGGAAAATTAATTGACTTAACAGGTCAAGGTTATCCTCTTAGCAATGGTACAAGTGCAGGTTTTGATATTTTAAATGTTTATGGTAATAATAACTTAACCTGGCAATCATCTCAAGTAGGACTAGATGTTATTAATACTCCCGCTTATATAGGATATTGTTTTGGCATTAAAAAACAGAATTCAGGTGTCAGTAAATATGTAAAACCGGTTTACAATATTCAGGAAATTTCTACTATACGAATACAGCAAGGAGCAAATGCATCTAATAGGGCTTCTCAAATAAGGATAGATAGAGCTACAGGAGATTTAAAATATTCTGTAGATTTTACAGGACTTGGTAATGGACGTATAATAGGAATTCAGCCTGGATATTTTTCTATTGAAAACACTATAATGATTTTCTTCATAAGTAGTATTTCATTTGAAGTAGTTAGTGCAAATGAAGGTTTAATAGGAACTGGTTATGTTAATCAACCTTTCGCTACTAAAGATATAAGATTCACAATCGAAAATGGAACAACACCTTTCGATGCATCAGATTCATTCACTGTTAATCTTTCTTTAGATTGGAAACGTGTTGATGTTGTTAATTTGCCTGATTCTGACTTACTAGAAACAATTCATTTTAAACAATCTGTAGCCTCTCCTTTCTGGAGAATAGTTCCAACTATGTTTAATGGAGGACCTGGTGATGCCTGGGAAGTTGTCAAACTAGAGTTGATAGACTATAAAGCAACTTCTTTGGATAACATTCAAGACACTCTGTTCCTTGAAAATAGAGATAGAGATTATAGTTCTTCATCTATAGCACTTAAATGTAATTATCAACCATTTGATAGTGTAGGAGATTTAGGAAAATTTGGATTTAGTATTTTAGATCAATATAATTTTACATGTTCTTTTAATAGAATGGTTGAATTATTAGGAAGACCTATAGTGATTGGTGATATATTAGAACTTCCATCTGAAATGGCTTATGATCATTATTTAAAACCTGTTAAAAAATATTTAGAAGTAACAGATGCAGGATGGAGTGCTGAAGGATATACACCACAATGGATTCCTATTATTTATAGATTCCAAGCAAATATTTTAGTAGCAAGTCAAGAAACAAGAGATATTATTAAAACTCCTCAAGAAGAACTTTATGTAGTTAGTGATGGTACTTTCTTTGAAGGACTTGAACAAGTTGTTACAAATCAACAAGTAGTATCGGAAGCAAATTATGCTCAAGCACATAATAAAGCACCGGAAACTGGTGAAGATTTAAGTTCTTTAGATACTAAAATAGAGGAGTGGCCATCTTTATCTATTCCTGATAAAGGAGCTTATGTAGAAGATGGATTACCACCTAATGGATTACCTTATGGAGAAGGATATAAATTGCCTGACCCATTATCTTCTTCTGATGGAGATTATTTCAGATTAAATTATGAAAAAGATATGAATATTCCAACTCGTTTATATAAATTTAGTGCAAGTAAAGGAAGATGGATTTATGTTGAAACAGATAGAAGATTTGAAAATAGTTCTCATAAACCTTCAGTTAAAAATGCTTTAGTTAGTTTAAATAAAAAATCATTACAGGATAAAGATTTATAATGGCTATTCAACATTATTGGTACAAAGCGCAATTAAGAAATTATTTACTTCAATTTTGCTCTGTCTTTTATGGTTTAAATACTATAACTGGAAAAGGTGAAGATGGAGAGCAAACAATGCTTTCTGTACCTATTGTAATAGGTAATAAAGATAGAGTTGTTGCGGCTATTCAAAATAAGAATACTTTAAACAAAACATTGTTTATTCCATGTATGTCGGCCTTTCTTCAAAATATTGAATTAGCACCTGAAAGAAGAAAAGGCATTGGTACTCAAAGTAGTAAAACTTTCTTAAAAGAAGGTGGAGTATTCCCAGATGATCTTCGTGTTGTTAAAAGAATTATGCCAATTCCATATAACATTTCAATTGAACTTTCTATCTATACGTCAAATACAGATCAAATTCATCAAATATTAGAACAAATTCTTCTACTATTTGATCCGATTTTACAAATTCAATTATCAGATGCGCCTTTCGATTGGACAAAAATCACGACAATTGAATTGACAGGAATTAATAATGAAGAAAATTATCCATTAGGATCAGATAGAAAGATTTTAGTATGGTCTCTAAACTTTTTAATTCCTATCTATCTATCAGCTCCTATGGAAATCAAAGACGAATTAGTAAGAGAAATTAATATTCGTCTTGGAAATATGAATGGATGGGCTCCTCAATTACAAGAAGTAGATCAAGATGGTGAATTATTACCATTTGCTACTGATGATGATATTTGGGGGCCAATTGTAAATGTTACTTATTAACGAGCAAATGCACTATATCCATTATCAATTAATTCGTCTTGACAACCTAATAAATCTGGTTGTTCTTGATTTAAATACTTATTAATTATTTTTGATACCTGTACTGATCTTGCGGTCCTTGATAAATCTGCATTTAGTTCTGTTATATTAACTTCTTTAAGTGCTTTTAATTTCAATAAACTTAATAGTTTTAATGGTTTAGACATATCAAGTTTTAACATAATAAATTCTAAATTAGGACAATATTTAATTATTTGATTTGCATCTTGAAATCCTTTCAAAGTTAATAATGTTATAGATGTATTCAATCCTTCTAATGATAAAATTTCAGGTGCTTCTATCCTAACTCTTTTTATAGTATTTGGTAAACCTTCACAACTTTTTATTTTTGTTAAATTCTTAACTGAAAATTCATAAGTCTGTGCATATGATTGTTGAATAACTTGAGGACATCCTTCAAAATTTGATAATTTTGTATCTTCTAATTCAACTGAGCCCTTAGTTATTAATAAAGGAAATCCTTCTAAAGAAGCTAAAGGAGCTCTTATAAATACACCTGCAGAAAAAGCAAAATTTGCAGGAAGTTTATAAGACGAAGTCTGTCCTGGAAACATTTCTGACATTGGTGTAGGGTTTAATCTTGACCCCATTTCTAATCTTTCTAATAAATGAACTTGTAAATCTCTATCTATTTGAAACTCATTCATATGATTATCATTCATCCATTTAATAATTTCATCTTTAGTTTTCAATTGCCACTTTTTTAATTTTATTTTAGATGTGGATTCAGTAAAAATTTCTTTAATCTTCATTTAGTATTTCCATTTTTGGTAATTTTATTATATATTTATCAACAGTTAAAGTTAAAATTATCGAGAAACTTGTCTTGTTTTAATAAATATAATAAAATACAAATTATATCAAATAATTTTATTCGAGTTTAAGATATTATCTCATATTATTATGAAAGGAGTCCAAAATGGCATTAGTAAGCCCAGGTGTGTCAGTCACCATAACTGATGAAAGTTTTTATATACCAGCATCTGCAAGTACCATTCCATTAATGTTTGTTGCTACTTCTGCAAATAAATATCAACCTGATGGAGTAAGTATTGCAGATGGTACAAATGAGAGTGGTATAGTTAGAACAGTTACGTCAATTGGCGAATCAGTTCAATTGTATGGTGTACCTAAATTTAGATATGATAATGCAGGAACAAATGGATCAGTTCGTCAATATCATGGCGATTGTAGAAATGAATATGGTCTATTTGCATTAAATCAATTTTTGTCAATTGGTAATAAAGCATTTGTTGTTCGTGCAAATATTGATACCTCTGATGAAACCCAATATTATTTGGCAGCTGCTAAATTGAATGATCTTGATGGAAATTTCCAAATGTCTGATATTGTTGATGGAACAGTATTTGATAGTGCATCTTTATTTAGTGATGCATTAGGTGATGGTACTATTTCTAATATTACAATTCCAGATGATTTTAGACAACCAGAAAGTTTCAATATTGTTTGTATTGGTATTCAACAAGGTGATACTGTTAATTCATTTACAGTAACTGGATCTGTTTCTGGAACTATTGGTGTAGCAAAAGCTGGTACAACTTTTAGTCATCCTGCAATTTCATTTGATATTACAGAAGGTGCTACTTTATTTGCTGCTGGTGATTATTTCCAATTTACTACTAAATATGAAGCTCTTGCATATCCAACTAATACAGGTAATGGTGTTCTTCACTCTATTATTCCTGGTGATATTGTAAATGTATCTGGGTCATTTAACCCAAAAATCTATACAGTAACATTTACTACTGCAGAAGACTTCACTGTTGAAATTCAAGAAGGAACAAGTGGTGGTTATGTTCTTTATTCTTCAACTACAGATACAATGGGTGCTTCAGCTTCTTATACTTATTCTGATCCAATGGGTTGGGTTGAATTTACATTGACTGCTGGTGCTGGTGGATTTGCTGCTGGTGATGCATTTGAATTTGTTATTAATAAAGTTGCAGTATTTAATCCATTAGGTTTAGATGATTCTCAAAGAAGAGAAAAAATTGTTACAGCTCTTCAAGCAGAAATTAACTCTAATCAAGATGTTCGTTCTGAAGTATATGAATATAACTTAATTCTATGTCCAGGTTATCCAGAAGTTGCAGATGAATTACTTGCTTTATCTGATACATTAAGTAATGAAGCATTTGTAATTGCAGATGTTCCAGTAACTAAAACTCCTGAACAAGCTGCTAATTGGGCAAGTACTTCAGAAAGAAGAAAACATACTGACATTGCATACTACTACCCATGGGGTCTTGCATCTAATTTAGATGGTTATAATGTTCTTTGTGCTCCTTCAGGTATTGCTCTTAAAACTTATGCTTACTCTGATAAAGCTACAGAACTTTGGTTTGCTCCTGCGGGTCTTCAAAGAGGTATTGTAACAGGTGTTGAAACTTGTGGTTATGTAACCGGTACTTTAGGTCTTGCTACTACTTATATAGAAGCTCCTCTTAACTCAGGTCAAAGAGATAATCTTTATGACTTCTATAAAAATATCAACCCTATTACTTTCTTACCAAACTACGGTTTAACAATATTTGGTCAAAAAACTTCTTCTCCTGCAGCTTCTGCTAGAGATAGGGTTAATATTGAAAGACTACTTTGCTACATCAGAAGACAACTTCGTAAATCTAGCTACGTATTCTTATTCCAACCAAATGATCAACAAACACGTGATGATATAAAAGCAATGATTGATGGATTCTTAAATGATCTAATGATGAGAAGAGCTCTTTATGACTTTGTAACCTTATGTGATTCTAGCAATAACACCCCAGTTCGTATTGACAGAAACGAACTTTGGGTTGATATTGCGTTGAAACCTGTGAAGGCAGTTGAATTCATCTATATTCCTATCCGAATTTTAGCAACAGGTGCTAGTTTCGGATAATCTATAGATAAAAGTGTTAAATTAGGAAGAGAATAATTTATTCTCTTCCTTTTTTATGTCTGATAGAATGTAACTAATTTTGTCTATATTAAAACATTCTGTATGACCTCCAAATGATATTTCAGGAATATATTTCATTGATTTATATTTTTTTAGTAAAGTTTGTTCTAGCGTATATGCGTCAATCAATTTCATTTTTTTAATTATTAGTTTTTCATATTGATATGCTTCTAATAATTTATATCTTTTTTCTATAGTTCTTTTTGTTATTCCAATTTTAATAAATTCTTCTTTTTCATTATAAACTCTTAAGACATAAAAATTTGCATCTTTATTTTTAAGAATTTCATTTTGATCGAATATAGTATATGAATATCCAGTGAATAAACGAGGGAAACAGTTTGGACAATACTCTCCATCCCAATATTTATATTTTGATTCAACTAATGAAGAATAACTTCTATTAAAGTTATTATTGCAATTAATGCATTTACATTTTACATAATGCTCGTTGAATGATAGTACTTCAATATCATTATTGTATAAATGATCTCTAATTCTTTTCTGTTTTTCTTCTGTTTTATATAATTGAGCTTCAGCAGAAGTTATAGCAAGTCGTTGTTTTGTTTCCTCTGAATGGTGTTTTCCTAACATAGATGGAATATAATTTTCACTTTCTCTATATTCCTTTAATGCCTTTTGTTGTTTTTCTTTTTGATCAGGAGTTAATTGTTGGCCTTTACAAGAATCACTAATTTTCTTTTTTGTTTCTTCTGAAAGATTTTGTCCTGTGTTCCAATGAATTATTTCTCCAGAAATAAATCTTTCTTTTCTAGTATTACTAACTTTATGTTTATGTTCATCAGATAATTTTTTCCCTTTATTCCAAACTTCTATTTCTCCTGATTCAAATTTCTTTTTCTTTGTTTTACTTATTTTTATTTTTGTTTGCTCAGAATGATTCACTCTATCATTATTATTTTGCATTGCATTTTTGGAATATTTTTCTGATGTAGAAGAACTAACAGTAAGAGCATTCGGAAATAGTTTTTTATATTCATCCATTGAAATATTATGAGACTTAAGATGCGTATTATTTAACATCTTAAATCTCTTTTTACATATTTCACATATAATGAAATCCATAGGTCTGTTTAAAATCCCTGAACTACATCTTCCATATGATGTTTTGCTATTGAATTTCGAATGATGCCTAATGGACTTTCAATAAAAGAAGAGTGACAGTTTTCACATTCATGAACAAAAATACCCTCTTTTGAAGAGCGTTGAAAAAGATGACTGTTACAATCTGGGCATTGATTGTGTTGAATTGCAATTGAACAAGGATCTTGTGCAAAAAAATTAAAAGTAGTCATATAAAAATCTCATCTTATAAAATTTTATTTATTGTCTGATAAAAGAGCATACATAGTCTAATGTATTTTTATCTAGATAATTTGTTGGTACTTCCCATGGTAATTCTTGATAGTTATTATTAGAAGAAATAAATTGTGTAATTGATGCAGTAACTGGTTCTCCTCTATAATAGAGATGAGCTTCTGTGGTTACTAGTGCTTTTTGTGGATAGCATGTAAAGGCTAATGTTTCTTGATAGCCTTGAAATGGTCCATAAACAGGATTCATTTGGTCTTTATTAAATCCACAAGCTCTTACTACAGATTGAACATGCATAGGACCATTATTTCTGCTATAATAATTCCTTTGAGTAGTAGCTGCGAATGATGATACATATGGTCTAATTGAACTCATTAGAATATGACATCTCATTTTTGAGTCAGTTTCAGGAAATTCTTGATCATAAACTGGTTGCCATCCATTCCAACCTTGATTTGGCGTATTAGGATATTGCTCTTGTGGATATCCTTGCGCAAATACAGAAGTTGAAAGAATAGTAATTAGGGTCATTGTCATCATTAGCGTTTTCATCGTAGTAATCCTATTTGATTTAATCTTGAATATATTATAATCAAAAAACACGGATTGTACAATTTCTCATACAATCCGTGTTAACTACTTATCATTTTTATTGATGAAGAAAAACATTACAAATTTCTTCATATGCTACTTTCATTTCTGGGTCTTTTCTAAGATATTCAAATCCAAATGTATATGTCAGTGGATCAAAATCTACCCGTGATACTTCGGCATAAGCAGATGTACTAGTTTTTTCAAGACCGAAAGCACCAAATAGACTGACTCTACTTGCTTTACAATCTAGCATAACTACAATTAATTTTGCACCCTTTTCATTTACTTTTTGAACATATTTCAACATTAAAACTTCTTTGTCTTTGAATTGAGGAAATACAGTATAATCTACCCAATAAGTGGGAACTGATTTTAATTGCGTATATTCTGTTACAACAGGTTCTGCTTGTTCATTAAATTTTATACTTATTTGTTCAGAAGGATCAGAACATGCAGTTAATGAAACAGCAAGTGCTACTGCTACGATGGCTTTTTTGAATAGTGTTTTCATTTTCGTATTCCTATTATTGGCAAATATAATCATGTTGATCTTGAGTTAAGAAATTATCAAAATTAGAAATTCCTTGAGAAACATTTCTAACCATTCCACCATAAATTTCAAAATCATTAATAATTTTTTCTTTATTCATTCCTCTACATACAACCATAAATCTTGTTATATTATATGTAGAGCCTGACCCATAAAGTATATCTAATAATCGGGCATCAGGACTAGGAGTTCTTACATATTTGATATATATCCCTTCATTAAAATGGGGGTTTTCTTTAAACGTACCAATCATAGTATGAACTTCTCGATATGTTCGTTCAACTTTAACAGGCTGAGCTTGATGTGTAGATTGTGCTCCTTTATTTCCTTGTACTGGAAATAAAGATTCTGATTGAAAAACCGTTACCGCAGTAATTACTAATGCAGTTGCTATTACGGCTTTAATTACTTTTTGTTCTATTTGTTGAGTCATCATTTTAATCACCACTTTTGTTTTTAAGTTTATGTTTTATTTTCAGATATAATAATAAACCTTTTTCAAAAAATGTACAATCCTTTTTTAGAACTAATTAACAGTTCTACATATAAAACAATGAGCCAGTAGATAATATACAGTACCCTTAGCCTTTCACTTTTTTGTTTATAAAATTCAATTACTTAGGGATAAAAAATTTGTATATTAAGCCTTTCACTTTTTCAGAAATAAAAAGTTGTCTTTTTAAGGTTTTCGTGAAAAACTAAGAAAAACGCACATTTTTATGTATAATACGTTATCCCACAAAATCATCCCGATTTTAAAGGCATATTAAGGCGGAAGTATATTTTTTCTTAATGATACTACGCACGTTCTTAGATGATTAAGCAAAAAAGTGCTTTTTTGACTTTTCTGGAGTAAAAAAGAGAGGTATAAAAAAGGGTAGAATTTCTACCCTTTATATTTTTAAGATGATGTATAAAGAATTAAAAAGCAATTACACGACGTGGATCATTGTTATGTTTCATGCAAATATTGTATTCTTCTTTCAGTTCAGCTAAATCTAAAACTTCAAATTCAGGAACATTTTGATCACGATAAAAAATTGGATTATAATTATTTTTTTTATCAATGAGTTGTTCAAAAGTTTGAAAGAATGTATATCTAATACAAGACTGATTCAACTTTCTTAATTTAACTGGATGTAAATAACTAAGGTCCATATTACTTTTTAATTTGAATTGGTTTAAATGTTGACTTCGTTTCTATTTTTGGTTTAACAACTTGAATGGGTTTAAAAGTAGATTTTGTTTCTTGCTTCTTAGGTTCCATTACTCTAATTGGTTTAAAAGTAGATTTAGGTTTTTCAATTGGTGTATCCATAATAGGTTTTCGCTCAATTGGTTTTTGTCTATTTATTGAAGTATAATTCTTTTCAACTACAGGTGGAATTGTATAAGTTGGGTTAGGTTGTTTTTGTATTGTAGTAGAATTTTTATTCTGAGAAGACCCTAATACATATCCTGCAGCACCAATAGCAACATTTTCCAATAATTCAGAAGAAGGACTTTGCTGTTGACCAATTATAGGCTGTTGTATATTTGCTCGTTGCTGTAAATCATAATTTTGATTTTGAAGTCTTCTATTTTGTTCTTTCAATCTTTCTAATTCAATTCTTTTTTCATAATCTATAAGACAATTATCAGCAGTACCTCCTTCTTTTAAACAAGAAGCTAATGCACTCTCACGAATTGCTTCTTCTTTCTTTTCATCAGAACAGCCAATAATTAAAATCATCATTATAATATATACTATTTTTTTCATATAATTTATCTCTCTCTATTTTTATAAAAGTATTTGTGCAATTAAATCTAATATTTCTTTATATCTATCATTATTGTCAAGCTCTTTAATTAACTGTTTTAATTTTCTTTGAGCAATAATTTTTTTAGCTGTTTTTAAATTGACTTGATATTTTTGTTGAACTTGTTCTAATTCCGTCATAAATATTGTTCTAAATCTCTAAAATTAAATTCATTAGTATTATATGAAATATAATTTACATTATTTAATTTAAGTAAATCTTGTATTTCATTGCTTATTTGTTTTGATTCAATATCAGTATGAACTCTACCACTACTCTGATATGAATGAGTTCTATTCAAGAAAAAATTAATATTATTATAATGATTAAAAATTTCAAGTGTTAAATTTTTTAAAGACTTATTATATGAGATTTGCTTATTGGCATAAATTATAGATAATAATAATGGACTATCAGTTATAATATAATCAACCTTTCCTAATAATCTTTTTAATCGACGATTTTGTTTTGCTAAAATATATAATTGGTCGTCTAATAAAAAATCTCTTTGTTCCCATACTGCGTCTTTAGCATATTCTGTAACCTCTTCTACCGAATAACCTCTAATCTTCATCTCAGCAAATATCTTTGCTCTATGCGTAGATTTTCCGGCACAAGGGGCCCCAAATAAATTTATAACTTTTGACATATTATCTTAATCTCATATACTTATCAAATTCAAACCTTTCATCATTCAAACAATTAAATTCTAATAATTTCCAATTTTCAGAACATTTTTCATTAA